AGATCGGTGACATTAGGAAGCTCGCCTCTGAAGGCTTTACAAGACGCGAGACAGCCGACAAGCTTGGGATTAGCTACGATGCGCTTCAGGGAAAAGCAAGACGGCTTGGTATCGAGTTCCAAAAGCCACTAAAGAATGAATACGATTCAGACGGAACACAGTCCAGTGAAACCATTCTAAAGGTTGTCAGGGGCCACAAAATGACGCCTAGAGAGGTTCTGGAAGCTCACGGGTATGATTACACCAAGTGGGAGCTTGTACGTGCCACAAGCAACTTCTGGAAGCAAACGCCTGAAGCAACGTTGTATCAAAGTAAGATACAAATTAGGCCGTTAGTTGAAGCAGAACAATATGAATCATTGATGAATGACATCATCACACACAAGGAGCCGTATCAAGCTAAGGCTCCTATTTTTGTGGAATCAGATCGCTATCTGGTCATTCCGGCTTTTGATACACATTTCAACGGTCACACGTTTGATGTCTATGCTGAATCTCTGAAGCGTCAGCTAGAAATCATTGAACGCGGCCACTATGCCAAAGTATTGCTCATTCTGGGCGGTGATCTGGCTCATGTGGACAATATCAACTCGACCACAGCAAAGGGCACACAGCTCGAAACAACTGACCTAGGCGAGACCGTGAACGAAATGGAGCAATACTTCGAGACGTTGATTGAAGCAATCATCAAGAATGCCAATGAGTGTGAGGTTATGTATTGTGCCGGAAATCATGATCCGTCAGTTGGATATATGTTCGCGCGTCTATTGAAACGTGCCTACAGCAACCAGCCGAACATCACTTGGGATATATCGCTGAAACATTATAAGGGCGCAATGCTAGGCCACAACTTCATTGGTGCCACTCACGGAGACAAGGGCAAGAACAACTACCTTGCAAAGTATCTTGATGAGTTCGGCTTCATGCTAGGCACAGCACAGAATCGCGAGCTTTTCACCGGTCACCTTCATAGCGAGATGAGTAAAGACTTGGGAGGCTTCGTTCAGCGTCAAGTATCGACGAGAAAACCTAATGACCGCTGGACAGATGATCTTGGGGTTGTCGCTCATAAAACATTTGAGCTGGTCGAATATTCTGATCACAATACGACAGCGGTTTATTACGTTTAAAGGGGTGACTATCATGAGCTCAACTGAAGTTTGGAAAGATATTGAGGACTATGAAGGTTTATACCAAGTTAGCAACATGGGAAGGGTGAGAAGCCTTGCTCATAAAGATAAGTATGGCCGATTCACAAACGGAAGAACGCTCGCAGACTGGTGCAATAGCCGCGGATATCACATGGTCACTCTATATCGAGACGGGAACGCTAAAAAATGGTGGGTTCACCGTCTCGTAGCCACTACGTTCATACCAAACCCAAACGGATATCCGGCTATTAATCACAGGGACGAGAACCCAAGCAATAACCGATTGGAAAACATTGAATGGTGCACAGTGCTTTACAACAACAGGTACGGCACTCACGGCAAGCGCATAGCAGAAGCACTTGAACGGCCAATTTACGCAATAACTAGTTCGGGGCATCGCTATTTCTTTAGCAGTGCAACAAAAGCCGCGGAACTCCTCGGGCTAAGCAGAGGGAACGTGTCTACGTGCCTTCACGGCAAGCGTAAGCACTGCCATGGCTTTTCTTTTGAATGGGCGGGCGACCCCGATGACTAGAGTATGGAACACTGACTACGGAAATATGTACGATGTTGAATTTCGGATCATTGAGAAACTATCGAGAGAAGAGAAACACATGCGAGCAATTATCTACACGAAGCCGCACTGTCAAAAGTGCCGGCGAACAGTATATAAGCTGTCACGTGTCATGCCAGTGCAAACCATCACAGCAGACGCGGACGACTACGAGCGGTTCCGCAAGCTGGGCTATCGATCAATGCCGGTCGTAACAATCTACAAAGCAGACGGCACACACGACGAATGGTGCGACTTGCGGGTTGACAAGATCAAACAATACACGGAGGGATAGACATGCTATTCGATAATGCTAAAGGCCAAAGCAGGCAATTGTCTCACCGTCAGTTGCCTCCACCAGCACCAGTGCTACCAAAAATGGAAGGATCCCTGCCAACTCGTGCCAATGCAACTAAGAAATACAAAGACAGTCTGATTGCCGAAGTTAATGATGCCATTAATCAAGGAATTAATACTACATCCCCAATCTCAATTGGCGTTTCCAAGTACAATCCAGCAGTCGTTAATGAAGTAATCAGTTTGCTAACGAAATCAGGATGGGATGTTACTAGTCTAAATATTGACGGTAACGGTTCCTATTCGACAATCATAATATCTTAATCGAGAGGCAATTTAGCATGTACAACTTATTACTGCTCACACTAATATTCGTGCTGGCCAAGCTATTCGGCTTGATTGCATGGAGTTGGATTCTAGTATTCATGCCGCTAATAGTTATGATTGCTGTGGTGACATTGCTTATCGGATTGGCAATCGTCATCGGATTGTATGAGAGGAGTGGACATGACTAACACATCGTATACGGGAGATGTTCACAGCCACGCTGGCCGTGCACACTTCTATCGTTCAGCTGAATGGAAAGCATTGCGTGAACAGGTTCTTGAACGTGACCACTATGAATGCCAATGGTGCAAAGCGGAAGGACGCGTGACTACTGGCAATGACATGACACTGGAGATTGACCACATCAAGACACTAGAGGAGCGTCCAGACCTAGCGCTTGATCCAGATAACCTACGTACTCTCTGCCGTGACTGTCACAACAAGCGACACGGACGATTCAATTACAAACGTTTGGGGATACCAAAAAATCCGTATGCCAGCGATGAGAGATGGTGAAATAACATACCCCCGGGTCAAAAAATTCAATGCCATTTTGAAATTCGGGGACCGGTGGACGGGCTCGTCTTCCGCAAAAATGTTTCGTTTTTTTCGCGCGAGGGGGGGTACCCTATACCAAAAATGGGAGGTGATAATCCATGGACAAGCTAGATAAGCTTAAAAACAGGCTCTTGTCTCAGATAGACAAGACTAATCCAATTGAAACTGAGAAGGTGGACCGATATGTTTCAATGGTTGACATGTTCTACAAGCTTCAAAAAGAAGCTATCAAGCAGCCAATTATTGAAATTGAGAATGGCAGTCAGCATTTCACTAAATCTAATCCTGCTTTGGCTGATATGAACAAGATCAATGCAAGCCTAATTTCACTTGGCAAGGACATGGGTTTGTCCGCTCCGCCTGGAATTGATGGAAAGGGCACAGGATATGATCCTGATGATCTGCTTTGATTCATAACAAGTATGTTGATGATTACATCAAGGATTATGAAGAAGGGCACTTGCTATTTAATAAGGAGCGTATTCAGCTTGTTGATTATCTAAAAAAGTCTGTGCTATCTGACGACACACTGCATTTTGACAACGAACAGATTGAGAACTGCATTAAGTTCAGCGAGAAGTGGTTTTTCAAGCTTCAGCCGTTCCAAAAGTTCTTGATAGCGTTCGTTTTTTTGTATCACGAAGACGGGACCAATTATTATGAAGACTTTTTGTGGATGATGGGCCGTGGCTCTGGTAAGAACGGATTGATTTCGGCGTTAGGGACGTTTTTGATATCAGAATTTAACGGGATACCTTCATATAACGGTTCAATCGTTGCTAACAGCGAAGATCAGGCAAAAATATCGGTTGAAGAAATTCACGATGTAATGGAATCAAATCGAACAAAGCTTAGACCCGCATTCTACTGGACAAACGGTCTCATAAAAGCTAAAAAGACCAATTCTACTTTGAGATATCGAACTTCTAACGGCAACACGAAAGATGGTTTACGAGATGGTTTCGTTATCTTCGATGAAATTCATGAATATCAGGATGACAGCAATGTCAAAGTCCACTTATCAGGGCTTGGCAAAAAGCAAAATCCTCGTGTCTTTTATATTGGGACTGATGGCTATGTGCGAGATGGTTTCATTGATACTAAGAAAAAGCAAGCAGCCAATGTCTTGAGTGGAAAGGCTGCACCAGACTTCATATTTCCTTGGATTTGCAAAATCGACGATGTGTCTGAAATTGATGATCCAGAAAAGTGGGAAAAAGCCGTTCCAATGATTGTAAAACCGTTGTCATCGTATGGTAAGACCCTTTATCGGCAAATCAAGAAAGACTACGACGCATTAGTAGAAGCACCAAGCGGACGTGAGGAGTTTTTAACAAAGAGAATGGACTATCCCAGCACGTCAATGAACAGTAGTGTTGCGCCTTGGGAAGAGATTGCAGCAACCAATCAACCGATTCCGCATGATTTGGACGGCAGAGAAGCAATAGGGGCGGTGGATTTTGCCAGTGTACGAGATTTCATTGCAGCTGCAGTAACGATTAGGTACCGAGATAAATTAGTAACCATTGAAAAGCAGTGGGCACGGAAGGGCTTCTGTGATCAATATTACGCATACAGTCGAAAGGACAGAATTGCGACACCAAATCAGCGTCTTAATATTCCACTTCACGACTGGGAAAGAATGGGCCTAATTGAAGTTGTTGACGAGCCACTTATGGATCCTAGACATGCATTAGATTGGATACAAGCAATGGCACATCGATTTGATATAAAAAAGGTAGTTATGGATAACTACCGTGCTCAGATTATGCGAAAAATGTTCGAAGATGCCAATTTTGAGGTTGATATCATTCACAATCCTACTTCTATTGATGGTTTATTGGCATCAATAATTGACGATGGTTTTCCAAGAGGACGTTTCATCTGGGGAGATAATCCTTTGCTCCGCTGGAACACACAGAACGTTCTGGTAAAGGTAAACAAGGCGAACGGAAACAAGTCCTATGAGAAGAAAGAGGAAACTCGTCGTAAGACAGATGGTTTTAAGGCATTTGAATATACGTTGTACCGAGTAAATGAGTTATCCGATGTGGACGTCAGCGAATCGCTGGCGTTTTTGAATGACCTCGACTTCTGAAAGGAGGTGAAAGCGTGAACTTCAACTTATTTGATCTGTTTACTCAACGAAAAGATGCCAGTTTTGCCTATGATCTTGATTTAATTGGCGGACAGCAGACGCAAGTTTACCTGAAACAGTATGCGTTAAATACGTGTGCTTCTTTTTTAGCCAGAACGGTTTCTCAGTCCGAGTTCAAAACTAAAAACGCTGCGCTTTATTACAAGCTAAATGTCCGACCAAACTATAATCAAACAGCAACGAGCTTTTGGCAGGAACTGATCTTTAAACTCATTACAGATAATGAAGTGCTAGTCGTTCAGGATGATACAGATGATCTACTGATTGCTGACAGCTATGTTCACAATGTTAAGGCAGTATATCCTGACACATTTTCTGGAGTGGTGGTCAATGACTATCAGTTTCAGCGTGTGTTTGGAATGGATGACGTTTGGTTTATCAAATACAACAATGACAACCTAACCACATACACAAATCAGTTGCTGTCCGACTACGCTAATTTGTTCAGCCGCATGATTAGTTTTGCCATGCGTAACAAGCAGCTAAGAGCAACGGTTGATTTCTCTGGCGTTACAAGTTTTGACAGCCAAGCACCTAAAGATGACGCAAATGGCAATAAGAAAGAGAATCCAGCTCAGAAATTTATTGACAAGCTCTTCAGCGCATTCAGAGACAACGACATTGCAATTGTGCCTTTACAAAAGGGTATTAAGTACGACGAAGTTTCGAGTCAGTATAGTGGCGCAGATCAGGCATTTTCTGACATTACTGCTGCACGTAAAGAGGCAGTTGACAGCGTTGCAGAGATTCTAGGAATTCCGCCAGCATTGATTCACGGTGTCCAGGCGGAAGTTGATCAGAATCAACAAGAACTATTAAATTTTTGCATTGCTCCGCTTAATCAAAAAATTGAGGATGAGTTAAATGCCAAGGCTGTAAGCCAGTCTTCATATGATCAAGATAAGGTCACCGTTTGGGGACTGAATAAGCCTAATGCTCTTAATCTTAGCGATGCAATAGACAAGCTAGTATCAAGCGGCGTATACAATCGTGACACTGTGCGAAGTTGGTTTGGCGATGATCCAATTCCAGACGGAAGCGGCCAAAAATATTACATCACAAAGAACTATGAGGAAGCAACGAAGGGAGGTGATAATGATGACGACAGTAATTCCAATTAACACTCAGCTTGTTGATGATGAGACTGCGAGTGTCATGAAGTCATGGGGACTGGATTTAGTAGCTCCAAACGCGATCCGTGAAATGCTTCCGACTGATAATTCAGACGTTGTAGTCGAAATTGATAGCCCAGGTGGATTGGTTACCGCAGGAAGCTCAATTGCGACACTTTTGAAAGACTATCCCGGAACTGTAACGGCTAAGATTATCGGTCAGGCAGCATCTGCAGCTACAGTAGTAGCACTGTCAGCTGACAAGATTATGATGGCACCGACGGCTACATTCATGATTCACCGTGTGTCAGTCTCTGGCATTTCTGGGAACTCCGGTGATCTTGACAAGTACAGCGATGTTCTTTCAATGCAAGATAAGCAATTTGCTAACTTGTATGCATCAAAAACTGGTAAAACAGCAGATGAGATGCTCAAGCTAATGGCGGACGAAACGTATATGTCAGCACAACAGGCCAAAGATATTGGATTTGTTGATGAAATTATGTTTGAGGAACAGCCCACCTTGGTAGCGGGGCCAAAAACGATGCTGACAAAAGAGATCGTTGATGCTCTTAAGGAGTATCGAGAAATCAAAGACAAGCCAACAGAACCGGCTGTAAAGATTGACACCGATGAGCTTGCTGAAAAGCTTGCAAATAAATTGAAACCCCATGAGGAACCTAAGCAAAGCAAGTTTGCAGGGTTCCTTTTTTAATACGAAAGGAGTCATAAAAATATGACTATGAGCTTTAAGAATTTAGATACCTTTGCGGAAAAGCAAAAGGCATTCGCAGACATTGTCAAAAGTGGTGGTGATGCTGAAGCCCAAGGCAAGGCGTTTGGTGAAATGATGGACGCGCTTTCCACTGATCTCAATAGCTTCCAAGAGAAGCTCAAGAATAAGACTCAAGAGGAAATTGACAGCATCATTGCAGCCAACACCGGTGATGTGAAGATGACACAAGATGAAGTTAAATTCTTCAATGATATCTCGACCGATACTGGGTTCAAAAACGACCAGCTTATTCCACAAACCACTGTGGATAAGATTTTCGAAGATTTGACTTCTAATCACCCTCTGCTGCAAGCGATTGGTTTGCAGAACAACGGTGTGCGCCTGAAAATTTGGAAGTCTGATGCTACAGGTGCCGCTGTATGGGGCAAGATTTTCGGTGATATTCAAGGACAGCTTGATGCTACGTTCACGTCTGTTGATGCAGAGATGAGTAAACTGACGGCATTCGTAGTGCTGCCTAATGATCTTGGTTCATTCGGTCCGGCATGGGTACGCACATATGTTACTACCCAAATCAGCGAAGCGTTTGCGGCCGCATCTGAATCTGCTTTTGTCGATGGTGATGGTAACAGCAAGCCAATCGGACTTGATCGTGATCCATCACAAGGTGCCACTGCCGCTGGCGTGACAACCTATCCTGTTAAGGCTGATGCAGGCACTGTAACTCTCAAAGATGCTGACACGGCCAAGTTTGAACTGATGACCATCATTAAGGCTCTGTCAAAGAAGGAAAATGGCAAGCCTGTAGTTGCACGTGGTAACACCATTTTGGTTGTACAACCGGGTGCTTCGCTTGATTTTGAGCGTGCAATGACCATGCAAAACGTTAATGGTCAGTGGGTATATGCGTTACCATATGGCATTCAGATCATCGAATCTCAGTATGTTCCAGACGGTAAGGCTATTGCTTTTGTTAAAGGCCGCTATGACGCATACATGGCTGGTGGCTTAAACATCTCTGACTTTAATCAAACATTGGCTATTCAGGACGCAATCCTGTTCACTGCTAAGCAGTTCTTCTATGGTGCGCCAGCAGACAGTAATGCTGCGCTCGTCTATGCACTGAATATCGCTGCGCCAAGTGCTTCCACAACTGGTGGGACGGGAAACTAGTATCCCCCGGCGTAACGGGGGTAGATAGCAACTCAACCGTTGCACAGCTGAAGTCATATCTTGATTCAAAGGGAATCAGTTACCCAAGCAATGCATTAAAGGCCGATTTACAGAAACTTGCGGGGGTGACATCAGATGAATGATGATCAGATTGAATCGCTTTTGACTGACTTTAAAGCTCGAATGAGCATTTACCACTCATCAGAAGATGCTGAGCTTAAAAACATGCTACAGGCCTCGTACGATGCAGTTAATCGCATGACTGGAGTGTCTGATATCACCAATACCCAATTTAAAGAGCTTGTCATTGAACGCACCAGGTATGTATACAACGATCAGGTAGAGTTTTTCGAAGACAACTTCCTATCTACGATTATCGGCTTGAACCTACAAGCATATGGCGAGGAGGACGATGACAATGGTTAGTCGTCCAAGTTTTAAGTATCAGGCTCCTAAAGTTGATAGCGGAAAATTAAGAATCCCAATTCACTTCTATGTTCAAGATGTTGGTGATTCACCGGAACCAACAGACATTGAACCTAAAGAAGTGTTTTTTTGTCTTTGCGATGTCTATTCGCCAAGCAATAAGGACAAGGTAGTTCTTGATAGCCACGAGGTTGACCTGGGCGTCACTGTGATTATTCGCGATACCAAGGGTGAATTCATTCCGAACAACAAAATGACAGCGTTTATTGACGACTCTCGCTATCGGGAAGTTAAGGAATGGCAGATTGAAGAAGTTCGCCATGATTTTGAAGCCAACAGATTCATTACGCTGGTATTGGGGGCGAAACAATGACAGTAACTTTGGACGTTAAAGGTTTAGAAGACTTAGAAAATAAACTCAGCCAAAAGTTTAGCGATCGCAAGGTTGCTATGTACGTCAACAACGCCTTAACCATCGCTGGCCGATATGCCGTTGTTGAGCTTAAGCAAGCTGCAGCAAGCTATCGAGACACTGGTGCAACGGTCAATGAAATTACTGCGGGCAAACCACGGCTTCGTGGTGGGGTTCGCAATATCAAGATTGGGTGGTCTGGTGATGGTTCAAAACAACGGTGGCGCTTAGTTCATCTCAACGAATTTGGGTACACCCGAAATGGGCGCACGTATGCTCCAAGAGGCATAGGGAAAATTCGATCATCATATGATGAAATGCAGCCGAAGCTGAAAGAGCTAGAAGCGGCTGAATTGAGGAAACTGCTATGAAAGACATGCTGAACACGATTTATACAGAGATACGTGGTGATCCGCTAGTATCTCAGTACCCGATTAAGTATTACGACTATCCAGAGGCAGCTTCTAAGGAAACGTTTGTTCTCATCAAACCGTTATCTCCTCCAACAGCTGCTTTTGGTGCCAGTGATAAAGAATTAGCACAACAGCTAACTTACCAGATTGATGTGCAATCCGGTGATCGCATGCTGTGTAAGCAGATACAACAAGCAATCAAAAAACACATGTACTCGTTAGGCTTCTCGCAATTATCCGAGGGACTTGACGAGTTTTTTAGTGACACGAAACGGTATGCCGATGCACGGCGATATCGAACTGTCACACAGCTTTATGACGCTAACTATTAGAAAGGAGTCATCACATGACTTTAGTACATTTTCCACGTATGACCATTCAACCTTTTGACAAATTAGGGGTTCCCGATGGTGATCCAATTGTTATCCAAGGCGATCAAAACAAAGGTGGTACTATCACCGCCGACATTTCAGGATTAGCAAGCAATCCTTTGAAAACGGCTGCATCAGATATTGAATATTGGATTTCGCAAGAAGGCGTGGGCGAAGTCTCTGTAGACTTTACCTTGATTGATCTGCCATTTGATGCTGAGGCAAAGATCCTTGGGCAGAAGACTACCGAAGCAGGTATTACCTACGTTGGTAATGATACTAACCCACCATACTGCGGTGTTCTTTTGGAAGCGGAAAGTTTGGCTGGGGACAGCGCATACTTAGGCTTCTTCCGCGGCAAGTTTGCCAAGGACAAAGAAACCTTGAATACACAAGATCCAGCTGACAAGAAGGCACCAGAAGGCGATAGCTATACGTTTACTGCGGCCGGTTCACCTGATGATGGTGATCAAAAAGGTGAGTACGTTGCTAAATATGTTGGGTCTGATGCAACAGCTATTAGCACGGTGAAAGCGCAGGTTTTAAAGGCAACCCCAAACCCGTAACGGTGTCTGGGGTATCTCTGACACCGGCAACAGCTAGTGTAAAGGTTGGAGCAACCACCGCATTGACGGCTACAGTTAGCCCAACGGATGCAACTGACAAGTCTGTTAGTTATGCATCCAGCAGCACAGCAGTCGCTACTGTCAACGCTAGTGGCCTTGTAACTGGTATTTCGGCTGGCTCTGCTACCGTCACTGTGACGACACACGACGGAAGCAAAACAGCAAGCACTGCGGTAACCGTAACTGCTGCTTAAAAATAAAATTGTCGCCTCAGAAATAAACAATGCTGATTGAATTCAGGGCGGCATCTAAAATAAGGAGATTTATCATGCTAAAACTTGATTTACGTAATAAAGATGGCAAGGTTGAGCACTTTCAAGAAACATTCGTGCCCGCCTTAAAACTGATCGAAGGCTTAAAACTAACTCCCGAGAACTTTCCTGATTTAGATGAATCAGATTGGATGGAGAAAAACGCAGAATTTATGGCTTCTTGTTTTGAAGACAAAAGCGTAACTAAGCAACGAATTTTAGACGGCGTTGCCGCTTGGGACTTCAACAAAGTATTTAACACCTTCAATCAGCAGCTTTTCGGGATTGACCCAAAAAAAGTGGCAGCGAGCGAATCAGCAGAAAAGAAGCATTAAATCAAATCTACAAAATGATTCGTTCGGTCGTTACAAACGTTCCGGGGTTCACGATCAATGACATTATGAAAACTGATTGGGAGACGCTACAAGAGGTGCTGCTGCAAAGTGAACCAGAAAAAGAAAAGGCAGTATCGCTTACCGACTTTATCAAATCAATGTAGGAAGGAGGAAACAAATTGGCAGAACCATTAGGTCAAATGATGATCGAGCTTGGGCTTGATGATACCAAGTTCGGTAACGGTCTGAAGAACGCCAAGTCACAGTTGAAATATTTCGGGTCTGAGATGAAAGCTCAGGCCTCTTTTTATGACGCTTTTGGAAGTAAAGTAGACGGATTAAGTGCTAAAGAACAAGGCTTGACCAAGATGATTGCTGCACAGTCAAAGGTTTTAGCTGAATCTAAGAAGGCGTACGACGGATCACTGACTTCAAAAGGCGAAATGACAAAAAGTTCCGCTAGACTTGCTGCTAATTTTGAAGCCGAACAAGCAAAACTTGCATCACTGGCTAAACAGTACATCAGTACCGCGCAAGCAGAAGCGGAAATGAGTGTTAAAACAACCGGCGTCACCGGTGCAATTAACAAGCTTGGTACGGCCCAGATAGCTATTGGCAATCGCATGAAGTCACTTGGCGACAGCATGACTACTGGAATCACTGTGCCTATAGCTACAGCTTTTGTTGCTGCGACTGCTAAAGCAATTAAATTTCAAAATCAGCTTCTAGTCATTAAGAACTTGCTTACTACTGGTGGTGAGTCAGCAAAAGAAGCCATTTCTGGCGTCAACAAGATGCAATCAGACGCCATTCAATACTCAAATCATTACGGTGTATCTGTAGAGAAGATTTCAGCAGGATATGAAGAACTCGTGCGGCGTGGTTATACTTCGAAGCAGGCTATTGCTGCCATGAAAACAGAACTTCAAGGTGCTTTGGCATCAGGCGATGATTTCAACGATGTTGTTTCTGTGGCATCATCAACACTTGAATCATTTGGTATGAAGTCTAATAATACTGCAACTATGACTAGAAACACTAAGACAGCTGTCAATGAGCTTGCTTATGCGGCCGATCTGACAGCAACCGACTTCCAGTCTCTTGGTGTTGGTATGTCATATGTTGGTGCCACTGCTCATCAAGCACATTTCACTTTGTCAGAAACCGCATCCGCTTTAGGTGTCCTGTCAAACAATGGTGTGGAAGCAGATAAGGCTGGTACTGGGCTGCGTAAAGTTATTATCAGTTTGAACACCGCTATCAAGAACATTGGAACTAAAAAAGATGTTCTTGGAGCTCTAGGCATTAAGAAAGACGAAATTGTTGCTTCTAATGGCAGCCTAAAGAGTTTAAGCACCATTATGGACGTACTCAATCAGCACACCAAGGACATGAGCGCGACTAAAAAAGCGGCTGTATTTAACAGTCTTTTTGGTACCACTGGTCAGCAAGCAGGTATTATTCTCGCACAAAACAGCAAACAGTTAGCTGAATTGAATAGCCAGGTTGATAAGGCTGAGAAAAAGAACTATGTGGGCAGCTTATCGGAAAAGAACCTTAAATCTGCTCAGAATCAGTTAAAAGTTCTACAGCAAAACGTTGAAAACTTAGGAATGACACTTGCACAAAAAGTTCTACCTAGTGTGCAGCCCATTATCAAGGATTTGACTGATGCTGTTAATTGGTTTGGTAAGCTGAATCCACAGGTACAGCAAAACATTGTTAAGTGGGGGTTGTTGGCTGCTGCCATGGGCCCAGTGCTTAGCATTGGTGGGAGATTAACTACAGGGCTTGGGAAATTAGGCACCTCATCAGTTGGCCTTATTGCAAAAATAGCCGGATTGGGTGCTAAATCGAAAGCAGCCAAGACGGTTATGGGTCAGTTAACAGATGCAACAGGCAATGTTGTAGGGACCTTGACGAAAGCTGGCGGTGCCGCGACCAATACAGGCGGCTTAATTGGGAATCTTGCCGGAAGAATGACTGTTGCCGCTGGTGAAACAGGCGTTTTAGGGAGCGCATTGACTCCGTTAGGGCTTGGAATGATAGCTGTAGCCGGTGCAGCAACGATTGGTGTTGTTGCTTGGGAAGGCTTCGGCAAACAGATGGTTGAGTCGTCCAACCGTGCTTCAAAATGGGGATCTGACATTGGCAAAACGGCTGATACTGCGGCAACTGAAATGTCGCAGTATCAAAGCAAAGTTGATGTTGCCATGTCTGGGGCATCAGGATCTGTCTCTAGCAATGCAAAGACTATCAACTCAGCTTTCAGCGGTATGATTACATCTGCTCAAAAGGCAAGCAAGGCTCAGAAAAAGGCTGCTGATGATGTTGCCAAGGCTATTGGTGGTGAAGCCGCTGCTGCTCTTGAAGAAGAGGCTGGCAAAGAAGAAACTGCTCGCAACAAAGAGATTTCGAAGATGAAGTCATATGCTAAAGAAGCACATGATATCTTGAAAAATTCCGCCGACAACAACGTTGCTCTTAATGCAGAACAACGCGTTAAGATTGGCAACATTCAGAATGAAATGGCCGAAGCTCAGATTAAGACACTTGGATTAACGGCAAAGCAGCAACGCCAAGTGCTTGCTGCTGAGCTAGGCGAAACCAGCAAGATGTCCGTAAAGCAATTGTCATCAATGGCAAAGTCCATTGGCGATGCTTCGTACCAAGAAATGTCGAGCTATGAGCAAAGGCTTAAAGCAATCAATGGTAACGCACAGCTCTCTACAGCTGAACGGAATGTGGCTATTGAAGCCCTTGAACGGGAACACATTGCAACGATGGATAAGCTCGGCGGAGACTATATCAGAGTTGCTAAAGCGCAAGGCAAGTCACATTCTGAAATTATTTCTGAGCTTACACAAGAATATGGCTTTACTGCTACGCAAGCAGCCGAAGCTTGGGATACGTACAACAGTAGAACTAAGGCCGCAGCAGATCAAACTAAAAAAGCCGTCAGCGTCTCATTAGATGGCTTATCTGGCTCTGTCAAAAAGGCTGCCGAAAGTTGGAACAACCTGAAACTGACAGATAAAAATGGCAAAGTCAAGACAAATGCCGTTGAAGAGGTTCAAAAGGCCGTTAAAAGCGGCAAGACTTGGAATGCTATTCAGCTTTTGCTACAAGAAGGCAAAATGACAACAAACGCTCAAGACATGGTTGCAAAAGCCCTAGCTGCTAACAAGCAGTGGGACGACTTGCAGTGGATTCAGAGTGATCTACATTTGTCTTCAAATGCTAAAGAGCAAGTAGCAAGCGCCATGATTGCTAACAATCAGTGGAATGTATCTGACTGGAAGGAAGCTCAGATATGGGCAATTAACAAGACAAATAGTGCAACAATTGAAGCTCTTGCAAACGTAGGCAAATGGGATAGTTTGACCCCAGCACAGCAGCAATTGATTGCGCAAGCTAAGACAGGGGCTGCACTGAAACAAACATTGCAAGACTTGGGCTTATGGAATGATATGTCTGCGAAAGTTAGAAAAGCAATTTTGAAAGCCATTGACGAATCTACGCAACCCGCTGCACAAGCTAAGCGAGCTGTTGATTCATTCGTTGAGCAAACCAAAACATCTGTTTTGAAAACTATTTATGTTGAAGAACATGTCACGCAGGGGCGAGCTTTTGGCGGTTCAGCAAACATAGCAACACGAGCTAAAGGTGATTCTAATTTTACCGGCGGCCTCGCAATGGTTAACGATCAAAAAGGCCCAACGTTTCGTGAAGCTATTATCCACCCTAATGGTGGAATTGAGATTCCATTTGGCCGTAATGTGATTAAACCAATTGAAAAGCATGCTCAAATTGTCCCTGCAGGGATGACGGCTAGAATGTTTCCAAAATTACCTCAATACGCCAATGGTAAAGATATTCCAGCAAATGCAACAGCGCTTAGCCTAGCAAATCAAGTTACCCGATCGTTAGTTGGCCAACAGCCAGTTAGTGTCAGCAATTCTTTAGATACAAAAAATCTTGAAAAGTTGCTTATGTCTATTCAGTCTATGATGTCGGCGCTGATGCAACGCGATACAACGATTGATATGGATGGACGTAAAGTTGCCGAAGTTCAATATCCGTACTTGTCTAAGATTCAAAGCATTCAAGCTCGTCGTTATAACAGAATGAGGGGGTATACGAATTGAAAAAAGAAATTACGGTAAAGTATGGTGACTTTGATTTATCTCCATACTTCATCGTTTCCAGCGTGACGATGCCATTTCTATACAAAGACAATCAGTATACTCAAATAGGCCGATCAGATGGTGAAAGTCTGATTTATTCTCGTAATGCTAAAACAAAAATCACTATCCAAGGAACCATCTTGACTCAGGAAACGAACCTTACCGTGGCTGAAACTAAAGATGAATTAATTAATGCTTTGAAATCAGATACTATTCAGCAGCTAACGTTGTCAAACTATCCGGGAAGATATTTCAACGCTATTTTTGATGGAAGTCAGGACTTTGACGGTACTTTTGACTACATTGCCACGGTAGAACTAGTATTCACTGTTCCCGATGGCATTGCGCACTCGGTAGCCACGAAGACGGCTGACAATATGCCATACAAGGACGTGCCAGTGAACCTGCTTAAAGGGACATCATCGAACAACAATGGCGTTGTTAAGGCGAATGCTCGCGAAATTGATGGTATCACTCTGAAGAAAGCACCAGTCGATGGTGGCAAGACATATGTTTACACCATTACTTTTGGCGATATGGGACACACTGGTCATTCGTCAGTTAGTTGGTATGATGCTTCCAATAACTGGATATCTAGCCAAGCTGGTTCGGATATACCTTGGGTCTCTGGAGGGGGACGGTTCTCAACCGTATTTATGGCTCCTAGTAATGCTGCTTATGTTGAGCTAACCCCAAGATACTTTAGCCAAACTTTCCCCACAGACACGTCTGTGTCTTGGACGCATGAGAAACTCGAACTAGGCACTTCTGCTTCTCCATGGTCACCTAACCCAGCAGATCCTGAATACTATCCAGACACCATCACGGTTCATAATGGTGGGACTTATCCATCTGATCCGGTTATCACGGCTACTATCAACGGTGATGACGGCGTGTTAACTGCTATTAATGATCAGGGCAGTGTGCTACAGTTCGGCTCTCCCGATGAGACTGATGGTTTTGTGAAGCAAAAGTCTGAACGCGTTTATCATCTCGATTTCAATCAGACACCGACAGGGGTCACGCTCAATAATGGGGTTACGGCTTTTCCTTACTATGAGCATGGCAATGATGCCAACGTACAGTCGGGACCGTTTGGATATGCAAATGGTATTGCCTACCCGTCTACTGAACGAACTGCTTCCAATTACTGGAATGGGCCTTCAATGAGCGGCACCATTCCGAAAAATTCGAATGG